TGCGCACCACCATCCCGCACTGGAATGTGATGGATGACAATCAGCGCAGCGCCCTGGTGAGCTTCGCCTATAACCTTGGCGCTGGCTTTTACGGTTCCGCTGGATTCGAGACCATCACGCGCTGCCTGCGTGATCGCAAGTGGTCAGAAGTGCCCGCAGCCTTGGAGTTGTACCGCAACCCTGGCACCAACGTGGAAACTGGCCTGCTGCGCCGCCGCCGTGCTGAGGGCAAACTCTGGGGCCAACATCAGGTTGCGGCAGAACCGGAAACAGCCAAGCTCCGGCCCAGCAGCCCATTCACCGCACGCATTACGCCACACATCAGACTGGGAGAGTTCGCGCTAGATCAGGAGGCCAGGCGCTTTCAGAATCAGGGTCAGCTGGATATCGCAGCGGAGCTAGCCGCATTCCTTGAGCGCGTGCGCGTGCAGTTCGGCGGTCGGCCAATTGTGATCACATCGGGCTATCGGCCTGAGGCGATCAACCGGCAGGCTGGAGGCGCCAGCAACAGTGAGCATCTATATCAGCCGGGATGTGGCGCAGTCGATTTCTACATCGATGGTGAGGATACTTACGTGGTGCAGAACTGGTGCGATAAGCATTGGCCGTACTCAATCGGCTATGGCGCCTGTAAAGGCTTTATCCACCTAGGCATCCGCAGCAGCAGGGCTAAGGTGCGTTGGGATTACTGATGGCCTGTGCTCGTTCCTGATCATGAAATCCGGCGGTTGTGCAAGCATCACGCCATGGTGATGCCGTTCGATGAAGATCTACTGAACCCGGCCAGCTTGGATGTGACGATGGGCAACCGGATCATGATCGAGGTGCCCGAAACGCCTGAGCTACAGGTAGTGGACATCCTCGGCCACACGGCAGACGATCCGTACCTAATTCAACCGGGCGAGTTTTTCCTCGCTGAAACTCAAGAAATATTCAACCTGCCGAACCACATCGGCGCTCAGTTCGTGCTGAAATCCAGCCGCGCACGCGAGGGCTGGGACCATGCCGAAGCCGGCTGGTGCGATCCGGGGTGGTATGGCAGCAGACTGACGATGGAGATCTGCAATCAGCGCCGACTGCATCCGCTCGGTATCTGGCCCGGCATGAAGTTCGGGCAAATGAAGTTTCTGCTGGTCAGCGGCACCGTAGAACGCAGTTACGCGGAGGTTGGCCGCTACAACGCAGACCTGGGCGTTACGGGCTCCAAGGGATAGCCAGTGGTGCCATGCGCAGCCGGTGGATCCTAATGGGCGCCTCCGCTGGATGATCAAGCGGAATCATGGTGTAGTCATCGCAGCCGTGGCGCTCTGCCCAGTGCTGTGCGTCTTGATGCGTGTCAAACGGCCCGATATGCCACGGGCCGATGCGGAGAATGTATGTCATGCGCGAAACCGTAGCGCGAATCCTGCGCTGCAATGCCAAATCAACTCTGTAATCTCATGAGACTCGGTTGCGATCGCTACCGTTAGCCAAGCGGCGGCCAGCCCATGCGGGCGTTCTACCTAGAGATCTCCGCCAAGCTGATCATCCGATCCGATACGGATCCCGACGATTTGCCGGCTGATATCTACAGCCACATGGCTGAATACATCCGATCCGATGAAGACATCATCGATATCGAGGTGAATTGCATTCCCCTGCCGCCAGACCTTGGATCGTCATCACATTGAAGAGACGCGCCTGATCACGCGTCGATCAGCACGCGATCAGATTCTTCTCGCCTGGAACTACCGATGTGCCTACTGCGGTGATCAACTGGGCCGCTCGCCAACGCTCGATCATGTGATCCCTAAAGCGCACGGCGGCCTTACCGTTCGCAGCAACTTAGTTGCCTGCTGCTGGGCATGTAATTCAAGCAAGGGACACAACCCCTGGATTGATTGGTACAGAGCTCAACCTTTCTGGTCTGCCATGGGTGAATGGGCACTTTCGCGCTGGGTGGTTGGCACGCCCTAAACTGCCACTGTTGTTTATTTTCGTTTCTGGGCGTCCGTTTTGCCCGGCAGCGGTGAGGCCAGGAGCGCGTGAGCCCTGGCCACCGGGCACCCCAATCACGGCAGAATTCTGCTGCAAACCCACAACGCGATCAGGCACGTCGCCCAATACTCGACGATCAGGATCAGTACGTCGCGCAACATCAGCGGGCCAGCAGATGATCCAGATACAGCTCGGCCTGCCACAGGTCGCTGCTGTAGCGGCAGGTGCCGCCCACACAACTGCGGTAGTACACCTCACCCTGTACCGGCATCAATGTTTCGATGTAGCCGCCGTCTCGATCCGTGCGGCTGATCACTTCAGGACCGAACATACAGTTCACACCTGGCCGCATAACGGCCGCCGCTTTTCTTTGATTCTGGCAACTCCAGACTGCAGCGCTGCTGTCGCATATCCCAATGCTGGCAATCCCAGCACATCGGAGGCTCATCAGCTGGACGCAGTTTGGCGCGTGCGGCTTGATAGACGTGCTGCGCTTTCAGCAATGCAGCCTGCAGCTGAATGGTGCCGGTATCCATCTCGAACTGGTGTTCTGGCTTGGGACCAAGCACCACGCGAGCGTGCCATGTGCGATCAGCGCGACTGCACAGCAGCAATAGGCGGCCACTGTGCAGGCTGATCATTCCAGCTCACCAGCCGCAGGTTGATGGAAAATACGCTCTAACACCATGGAGTAAGGCTCATCTGCCCCGTTGGTGACATAGGCTGCTACCGGATCAGTGGCGTCTGATGCCACATAGATGCAGCCATAGCCGTATGGCTTCACTACGACCAGGCCGGTGTTGCGGCTGCGCGACAGGATGCGCAGCGCAATGCGCTCAAAGATATTGAGACCAGGCAGTTGGCGCATCATCCTTCCAGTTTGGCGATAAGACGGGCGAGATACCACTGGCACTTACGAGCATCTTCGAGCGCATTGCCTTTGCACCAGATGCGCAGCAAGTATTTCAGCGCCTGGCCCTGCAGATATGCGGGCACCATGTGCGGCGCATCGGTGACGGCTGACTCGATCACGTCGATCGCCTCGACTGGGCCGCGGCGGTAATGGGCTGGATTGATGGGGTCAGTCATTAGTTGATCGGACTACTGGGCTTCAAGCACGCAACTTGGCAAGTAGATCTGCCGTTTTCTCAGCCAGCTTGCAGTAGCTAGTACCCTCGTCACTGGAAATAATGTGCGGACATGTTGAGTTGGGCTGTTCGATCCAGTCTCCGAGAGCCTGTTGCAAAGCTGTGAACTCTCCCCAGGTAAAAGACATTGACTGTTCCCCACGGCTAATGTGAACGTCAAAGCCTTCGGCGTTTGTCCACTCAGTGACTTCAAGAAAATCATCGCCTTTGCGGTCAATGCTGTAGTTCTTTAGCTCAACAAAACGGCAGGTGCGCTGTGATTCCTTCATGGTGTTTAGTGTGTAGAACTAAGCATCAAAAGCCGCCTCGGCAATGATTGGAAACTGCTCTGCAAAGATTGCGCGGCACTGCTCAGCGATCTGTCGGTGTTCAAGTTGGGTACTCGGATCCGTTCGCACATGGATGTAATGGATCCAGCTTCTGAGAGTGGCGTGCATGTAGAGCGTGGTCGGCGTGCATAGTGGCAGGATGCGCCGAGCGGTTTCCTTTGCCACGCCTTGATCCACCAGTGCGTAGTAGAGTCCGTACGCCTTGGTGATCACCTCACCAGCGTCACGCGCCAGCCGCTCTTGATCCTCGGGCGTTAAATCGTCCATGGAGTTCTGGCGGTTCTTAACGTCTTGACGCCTGAAGTGCGGAATCTCTGCGATAGACGTGCGTGCGTAGCGTGTCGAAAACTCCTGAAAGCTGAACGATCGGTGACGGAGGATTTGGGCAGCGATGTCGCGCTCGGTCTCAACCTTGACACACAAACTTGCCATCTCAAACGGGCTCCAATGTTCGTGCTGAATTAGGTAGCGCAGCAGTTTCGGCGCGGTGACGGTGTTATCTGCATTGGATGGGTTGCTCACCCTCGCCATCTTCACGATCAACGCCTCGGCCTGCGGCGTGCAGTGAATCAGCTCAACGTTCATCGCCACTTATCTCCCAGTAATTGCTGGCGGCAGACTTCGATCGCCTGCTGCGCCTGTTTCTGACTGAATACCGACTCAGTGGCATCCATCGCGCGTACCACGCGAGTCAGCAGCTCGGGGTATGGCGTGTCGCGAAAGTTGGCAGCCAGGTCGCGACAGAACTCCTCCCACAATCCGGTATAGGTGCTGCAGGTGCGACCGCTGCGTTCATAGAGCGCGTCCATCATGTCGGCGCGCTGCTGGTCGAGTTTGACTGCTTCGCTCATGGTTCGAGGTGTTGGCGAATGTGGAGCAGCTCAGCACAGAGCTGTTGGCGGTTGCGGATCCCAACGGTGCCGCACAACTGGTCAATTCTGATGTCGATCAGCTGGCGGATCCGCTGGCGTTCCTCAGTCTGACCAGCCGTGAAGGCACTGGTGTCGCTCAGCAGCTGCTCAATGCGGTGACGGATGTCGCTCATGCCACCTCCACGGCAGCACCTGGCCAGCGATTGCGCGCATACTTCTGAGCCGCGCGTTTTGATTCGGCGCGCGTGTACCACGTGATTGGCCGTGCCCCCTTGGGGTAAATGATCACGCAGTATTCACGCACGCGGGCGCCATGACGTGGCCTGCTTATGCCTTCGCCATAGGTGCCTACTTCGGATTCATCAGTGCGCCATTGAAAAAGTGCACCGTTTACTTCAGCCATGGCGTGTTGGTTCTGCGTTGATCCATTCAATCTGCGACCACCATTCCAGCCACGTGTCAGCAGCGATCAGCTTGGCCTCGGTGAGGCTGTGGGCCTGCACGCACTCAAATACGTTGGCGGCCTTGATGGTGAAGTAAAAGCGGCGTTCAGTCATGAGTATCGATGGCAAGGATCGACAGTTGCGCATCTGTTGGCTTGTGCGTTTGTACGTATCCGCCTGCACCCCATAGAGCCAGAACAGCTCTTGCAAATCTTTGTGGTTGGTGCTTGTAGCCGTAATCGTCTTCACATTGGATAACGGCCCACAGGCGCCTGATCTGTTCTTCTGTTGGATACTCTTTGCGGTCAGTCATGGCGCACCACCTGCTGCGTACCGGAGTGAGTGGGGCTGTGATGTGCGCCGGACTCGATGCCGATCATGGCGAACACGGCCGCGGCGATCAGGCAGCAGATGGCGTTGTTGATGTGATTGATCATGATGCGAGCGCCCGACGGACGCGATAACGGGACAGGTTGAGACGGTCTGCGATCTGCTGCTGTGTAAGACCAGTGCGGCGCAGGATGCGGACGCGGCGATCGTTGCTGGCGGTCAGCCAGTCGATCACTGCAACCACAAGCAGCAGCGGTAGGAACAGCTTCCAGATCACCAGGAGAGTGGCGGTGAGCATGGTGCGGTGTGGGTAGGTGTGCCGGGCCAACCGGCGGTGCAGCCTTACTTAGGGCGTGTTGGGCTCGTGGTGACGCGTCGTGTGCCCGGTTCCGCGTGGGTTGAGTTTTGCGAGTGGACCCATCCCCCTCGTGGCCCTATATTACACCGTCCACGGTGCACGCGCAATGGGACGCGTTGCATTCCGTTACACTGCGTTGCTGCCTACTGCTAGCTCCACTGGTACGCGCAAGGTTGGCACGCTCTTCCCGGTCCCTGGCGTGCGCTCCCATCCCACAACCGCCGCACTTATAGGCAGTTCAGCGGTGTACCAGACATGCCTACAGCCAGTGCAGCGCCGTTGACGGATCACACGATCCTGGCCCCTGCTATTCGTCAGCATTGCCCGGATCTCACCGCATCCGCACCGGGGACAGTTCACAGCTTCGCTAGCCTGATGATGTACACCACCACTATGGCACCATGAATTTCGGTGAGTGGATGGCAGTTCAGCTGACCGCCGAACAGCAGTTTGAAATTGAAAAGCAGGCCCGCAACCTGCTCAGCAGCCCAGATGCCGGCACCATGGCCGCGGCGCTCTTGAAGCAAGCCTGCTACCAGCAAAAGCTTCTGCAGCAGGCTGTGAACGAAATCGCTCGCCTCGAGTGCGAGCTGATGGGGCGTTAGAAAAGATCAGGCTCCACATCAACCACCACACCATCGGTGGCATTGGCCAGGTTCTGCGCTGCAGCCTGCATAGGCGGCACCCAGTCACGGGGCGGCTGCGCCACAGCACTCACATACGCCAGCCCTTTCTGGCTCGTCTTCTTCCAGCCGCTGATCGGCACCTGAACTGAGCCGTACTGATCCGGCGTTTGGCTCATCACAAACGCGCAGAACGCATCCAGCTCTTCGACTTTCACGTTCATCATTCCGCTGAAATCCACCTTGCTCTCAGGCTTGGTGCTCTTGAAGATGCTCAGATTGAGTTTGAAGCTCATTGGTTCTGGGGGTTGATGGTATTGGCCTGTTCGTATCGCTCCACCTCGGCCAGGGGATAGAGCACGAAACCGGGCGTTCTGAAATAAGAGGGGCCCTTCCCGGCATCACGCCATCGTTTCAGCGTGTCAGGGTGCAATCCCCATCGCTTTGCCAGCTGGGGCGCTGTCAGATACTCAGAAGAGCTCATCCTGATCGGCCTCCACTGGTGCGGCAACGGGCTCAGGTGTAGGTGCCGGCTGCGCGATAGCAGCATTCAGATCCGCCACGCTGGTTTCGGTCACGGTGACCGGCTGCACATCGAGCACCTCTTCCTGGCTCTGCATCCCGAGCAACATATCGCTCGCATACAGACGACCCCAGAAGGCAGCAGCCCGATAACGGATCATCAGCTCAGGCATTGTGATCCACTTGCTGCCAGTCTTGGTGGCCCATCCTTCTTTCTTGGCCATCGCCATTGTGATGGTTGGGCCTTTCAGCTCCTGGCCGCTGGCGAGATCCTTGGCGACCGCATAGCAAGCGAGGCTGTCGCCCTGGCCGCTGAGTTCAAACCGCAATGGGCTGAACCGGCCGCAGCCGTTCACCATCGCAATGATGAAACTGCTGCTCCAACTGGGGCGACCATGGATCACGTGCAGATGTTGCATGGCCAAGAACGGGCTGATGCCCATCCGGCCAGCAATCTCGAGCGCCACAAGGCAGTTGGCAAAACCCTGTTGCCCTTGGAACTGCGGCGGGATGAGCGTGCTGCTGGCCAGGGCCTTCGCTATCCGCTGCGCATCCTCGAATGCTTGGATGCCGCTGAACACCGAGCCTGATGGCTGGGTTGTGAGGGCTGATTGTTGATCCATTAGTAAGTCTCGATCTCAGTGGTTGCCTGCTGCTGGCCAGTGGCGCCCGTCATCCAGCCCGGCAGGCTGATGGTTTCGATCTGATCGCTGTAGCTCGGCCAACTATCAGCCGCGCGGCAAACAGCCAGCTTGCCTAGATCCTTCATGGCTTGTTCGTAGCCGCGATCAGTCATCACCTCATCAGCGGCATAGACCGCTACGGCGTATGGCGCGGTCGATTCCACGCAGATGAAGATGAACTGATCCGGGCGCTTGCCGGTGGCATGCTCAACCCCGTTCAGATACCAAGCTGCCTGCACGTGGTAGCGGTAATCAGCGATGCTGCGCATGAAGCCGCGTGGGCTGGCGTCTCTGGTGGTTTTGAGATCCACCATGATGCTGCCGTCATCGGTCAGCCAATCCGGCCGGCACTTGCACTCCACCCCATAGGTGGCGTCCGTCCACATGTGCGTGGTCTCAGCTTTGCCCGGCAGGCCCAGCAGCATTGCTGCACCGGGATGGCGCATGATGCTGCGCCCCATGGCCATGACCACCTCGGCATCGTCGGCGGTGATCACGGTTTTGCGCTTGGCAGCGGCCTCGAATGCGGCCCATTGCTCCTTGCCTTCCTTGGTCCGGCGGTTGATGTCGCTCGGGGCCACCGCGATTTGATTGTCCCATTGGTCCAGCTCCAGCACGTGTGTATGAAGCGCAGTGCCAAGACGCATGGCAGCAGATGGCTCCGGCGTGATGCGGTTTGGATCCAGGTAGCGGGACCAGTAGTGCAGAGGGCTTTTGGCGATCTGATCAAGGCCGGACTTGCTGACCGCAAAGTGGCGGTGGTAGTCGGCGTTTTGCATGATCGGATACTGCTAGGTTCGGCTGGCCACGGCAAAGCCCATGCGCCACTACCTCGAGCAATCCGTTTACGACGCCGCTATCGAGCGGTTGAACTTCATCTTTCAGCATTTCACCCGTGTGTACGTCTCCTTCTCTGGCGGCAAGGACAGCGGAGTTCTCCTGAATCTTGTTTGCGACTACGTGCGAGAGCGCAAGCTGCCGACCAAAATCGGCGTTCAGATCATGGACAACGAGGCCAACTACACCCACAGCGAGGAGTTCATGCACCGCATCCTTCAAGCCAACCGGGACATCCTCGATATCTATTGGTGCTGCCTGCCCATCACCCTCCCCTGCACCGTTTCTTCCTACGAGATCGACTGGCAGTGCTGGGGCGAACAGGATCGGCACCGCTGGATCCGGCCCATGCCACAGCAGGATTACATCGTCAACCTGCACAACCATCCCTTTGGTGACCTGTTCATCGAAAACATGGACTACGCCACCTTTTGGGATATGTTTGCGGAGTGGTACAGCCAAGGACAGCCATGCGCCAACCTAATTGGCATTCGCACCGTTGAATCGCTCAACCGGTTTCGGGCCATTCTGAATCAGGACAAAGAGACCATGCTTGGCCGCATGTGGACCAAGAAAAACACGGCGCATACCTACAACTGCTATCCCATCTACGACTGGCGAACAGAGGACATCTGGACCGCTAACGCCAAGTTTGGATGGGATTACAACAATCTTTATGACGTGTTTTACATGGCTGGCATCCCCATCAAGAAGATGCGGGTTGCCTCTCCGTTTATGTCAGAGTCCAAATCTAGCCTTGCCATGTATCGCGTGATCGACCCGCAGGTCTGGGCAAGGCTTTGCGCCAGGGTTGGCGGTGCCAACTTCATGGCCACCTACGGCAAGCAACTTGATTACAAATCCTTCAAGCTGCCTGCAGGTCACACTTGGAAATCCTTTGTGAAGTTCCTGCTGGCCACCTTGCCGGATCAATCAAGCGCAAATTTTAAGCAGCGCTTCATCCAATCAATCCGCTACTGGGGCAGGGTGGGGCGCGGTCTTCCTGAAGCCATCATTGAAGCTCTCGCCCGTATTGGCATTCGCTTCTACATCAATGGCACAACGCGCCATGGTGGCAACAATCTGCGCCGTGTCGTGATCAAGGTGCCACCCGATCATCTCGATGATCTGCCTTGTCACAACAGTATGGTCACATCGTGGAAGCGCTTTGCTATCACGGTTCTGAAGAACGATCACACCTGCAAATACCTTGGCCTGGCGCCAACACAAGAACAGCAGCGCCGCCAGAGATCAATTCAACGCAAGTACAGCCAAGTTCTCAACCGTTCCGCCAAATGAAGATCCTGAACGCCGCACAGCTCCCTGATGATCGCGTTGTGCAATGCCCACGCGGTGGTTTTACTAGCCATCGTCTTGTCGTCGAAACCGACGGCATGGGCTACAGCATGACCAAAACCGTCATTCACCCTGGCAAGCCGCACCGCTGGCACTATCAACACCACCTTGAAACCTGTTACTGCGTCAGCGGCAAAGGCGTGCTGATTAACGAGGCAACACAGGAAATTACGGACATTGGGCCTGATGTGACATACGTGCTCGACAAGCACGATGCTCACACGTTTGAAGCCTTAGAACCCACCACGCTGATCTGTGTATTCAACCCACCCCTTAAAGGAGATGAGCTGCATGACCAGAACGATTCATACCCTTGGCGATCCCCGGTCTACTCTGTTCGCAGTATTCCTATCGAGAAAGTTACCGCCAATGATTACAACCCCAACTCTGTGGCGCCGCCTGAAATGGCACTACTCGAAACATCCATCTGGGAAGATGGTTACACGCAACCTGTCGTTGTCGTGCATGATGCCGAGCGTGACCTTTATGTGGTCGTTGACGGTTTTCACCGATTCCTGACCCTTAAGAACAGCCAGCGCATCCGCGAACGTGAAGGCGGCCGCTTGCCCGTGGTTGTGCTCCGCAAAGAGCTACACGACCGGATGGCTTCCACCATCCGTCACAACCGCGCTCGTGGTTCACACAACATCGAGCTAATGAGCGTAATCGTTGCCGAGCTGATCGAAATGGGTAAAGGCGACGCATGGATTTGCAAGCACATCGGCATGAGCCCTGATGAGCTGCTGCGCCTTAAACAAGTCACCGGACTGGCCTCGTTGTTCCTTGGCAAAGATTTCAGCAAGGCATGGGACGTAGACCAGATTGACAACATCACAGAAGATCTCGAACGTGAAGCTCAAGAGGATCTGGTTGCCCATTGATGCTTGGGAAGAGATCGGTTTCAACATGTGGGGCGATGTGCCAAATCGACGCATCGCCCTGTATCGCGCACAGATCTTCACCGGCAATCACCGCCTTTACGGGCGCTACATGCAACGGGTCACCGTGGAGTGGCCCAACAGCTGCATCAATGCACTAACCGACTACAACCTGAACCGCAAGGCATGGATCGGCCACGCAGCCTGCGCCCTTGCCTTGCGATGCCCTGAAGACATCACCAGACAAGCATGGGGACTTTTGACCGATGAGCAACGGACATTGGCGAACCGACAAGCGGATCGAGCCATTTGCGCCTGGGAGATGCGCTACCGCCAGAGTCTCGGAATACGTGCGGACGTGGCAAGCCCGTTGTTATTCGCACGAGATCCCAGATGAAGTTCCTGCCAAGGTGGCAGCATCCGGCCGTGCGCCATCGTGGCGTGCAGTGGCCGTGGCATTGCTGCAGAACGATCTGCACCTATACCAGCTTGGTTATGCACGACCTGCATACGAGCAACAGCGCCGCGCTGTGACCATGGCTCAGATCGCCATGCACGGCACACCTGCAGATGGCACCCAGTTGGAGCTGCCGTTATGAATCTGCGGAATTACCAGCAGCAAGCAATCAGCGATCTGCGCTCGGCTTTTCAGTCGGGCGCCATGGCGCCATTGCTTGCTGCCCCGACGGGTATGGGCAAGACCGTGATCCTCGCCACCATCGCCGCTCAAGCTGCAGCGCGTGGCCGGCAGGTTCTCATCCTCGTGCATCGCCGTGAGCTGATCCATCAGACCGCCAGCAAACTTGCATGGGCCGGCCTCGATCACGGCATCATCGCCGCAGGCCACCCTGCATCGAATCACCCGGTGCAGGTGGCATCAGTCCAAACACTCGTGCGCCGTCTCTCGCGCATGGCGTGGCAGCCATCGCTCGTGATCATCGATGAAGCGCATCACGCAGCCGCTGGCAGCTGGCGCCAGATCCTCGAGCACTGGCCTGATGCCTATCGCCTCGGCGTCACAGCCACGCCATGCCGGCTCGATGGCCGCGGCCTCAGCGAGGCATTCGATCATCTGGTGACAGGCCCCAGCGTTGCTGACCTGGTGTTTTGGGGCTTTTTATCCCCGGCCCGTATTTATGCTCCACCCATAGTTGCCGATCTGTCAGCTGTTAGGCGCCGCGCTGGTGACTACGCCAACGATCAGGCAGCTGCTGCCATGGATCGGCCCACCGTCACCGGCGATGCCATCGCTCACTATCAGCGCCTGGCTGCAGGGCAGCAGGCCATCGCGTTCTGCTGCAACGTCGCCCATGCCGTCTCAGTGTGCGACGCATTTAAGACAGCCGGGATCAGCGCAGCATTGCTGCTGGGCAACACAACCGACCGCGATCAGGTGGTGGCTGACTATGCAGGCGGCGCCGTGCGTGTGCTCGTGACCGTAGACGTTGTGAGCGAGGGCTTTGATGTGCCAGCCGCATCGTGCGCCATCCTGCTCAGGCCCACCCAATCGCTCGGGCTATATCTCCAGCAAGTGGGGCGCGTGCTGCGGCCAGCGCCAGGTAAGGATGCAGCGCTGATCCTCGACCACGTGGGCAACGTGCCACGCCATGGATTCCCTGATGATCCGCGCGAATGGTCGCTAGCCGAGGGCATCGTGCGTGGTGGCCGCGGCACCGCAGCGCCATCTGTACGTACATGCCCAGAGTGCTTTGCGGCATTCAAGCCTGCGCCGATCTGCCCGGTCTGTGGTGCGCAGTGTGCGCCGATCAAATCACGCAAGGTCCAGCAGCTAGCAGGGGAGCTGCAGGAGCTGCGCCGCGAATCAGTACAGCAGCGCATCGCAGAGCGCACCGCAGGCCGCCGCGAGCAAGGTCAGGCGCGCACACTCCCGCAACTCCTCGCCCTGGCCAAAGAACGCGGTTACGCTCCTGGCTGGGCGTATCGGATCCATCGGGCGCGTGGCCAACGCTGAGACGGACCTACAGCAACGCATCCGCCTCGCACTTGGCATCCGCTCCGATCTCCGCCTCTTCCGTAATCAGGTCGGCCAGCTACCAGACCCACGCACCGGCCGGCCCGTGCAATTCGGCCTGGCCCGCGGTTCAGCAGACCTCATCGGCTGGCGCACCATCACCATCACGCCAGACATGGTGGGCCGTCAGCTCGCCGTGTTCACCAGTATCGAGGTGAAGACGGAGCATGGCAGGGTTCGCCCAGAGCAGCAGGCATGGCTCAGCACTGTGACCGGCGCAGGTGGCATCGCAGGGATCGCTCGATCAATCCAAGACGCAAACGATCTCGTGAGATAACTAGCAACCTGCCAACCTGTCTGCCAAACTCTGCCGGCCTCTCACCGTCCATGTGGTAGCCGACCTCCTCGAGCAACTCGCCAATATCCCCGACCACTGGGCACTGGTAGCCGTAGGCAACGACAAGCGCCCATACCAACCCGAATGGCAAAAGCACCCCATTCCACGCGCTGATCTCACCGCCGAGATCACCGCAGGCCGCGCCGTAGCAATCGGCGTCATCGCTGGTCCCCAGTCCGGTGGCCTCCTCTTTGTCGATCACGATGGCCTCGGTGCATCCGAAGTGCTCGAGCAGATCGGCGCACCACTCCGCGATCTCCCCAAGTCCTGGGCCGTCACATCAGGCCGCGATGGCCGCGTGCAGATCATTTATCAAGTCCCGGAACCCTTCTGGGCAACCATCAAAACCACCAAGCTGCGCAGCAGCATCAAAGGCGAACAGCTGGAGCTCCGCTGGGCTGGTTGCCAATCCGTCGTAGCCGGCGCTCACCCCATCACCGGCGCTTACCGCTGGCTTAAAGGCCGCGCACCAGGTGATCTCCCCATCGCTGAGGCCCCATCGCTCCTGCTCCAGCAGATGCAGCGCCAAAAGCCCGCACCGGCCCCGCTCCTACAGCTGCCCGATACGGACATCCAACGCGCTCGCACCTATCTCGCATCAGTACCAGCAGCAGATGCAGACGACTACGACGCATGGCTACGTGTCGGCATGGCACTCCACAGCGTTGACGATTCCCTCCTCACCGATTGGATCCAGTGGTCCACCATCTCCGGCAAGTTTGAACCCGGCGCCTGCGAAGCCAAATGGCGCACCTTCTCAGCAGCAGCCGGTGGCGTCTCCCTTGGCACACTCGCTCACCTAGCAGGCCATCAGAAAAGCCGCACGTCTCCAGCCGCGCGGCCGTCCGTCCATGCACCCGATGGCGCATCAAACCCTACTCCTACACATGGCGGCAAACTCCTCAAGCTCGAATCCAATGAACTGCTCGTGCTACTCCGCCAGCAGATGGCAGACCGCCTCCGCTGGAACGTATTCACCAAGACCATCGAGCTCGATCAACAACCCCTCGAGCACATCGAGCACTTTTACCTCGCCCTCTCACAGCAAGGCGTCAAGGTCACCAAAGACCTAGCAGCTGATGCCGTCCACGTCGTCGCACTTGAGAACCCATACGATCCCGTCCGCGAATACCTGGAACACGTAGCCGATCACATCCCACCAATCCCCATCGCTCACCTGGCAACTGCTTACCTCCGACCCGGTGATGCCCCCGGCACGCTCTACGACGCCATGCTCAAGGCAACGCTCGTGGCCGCCGTGCGCCGCATCTTCGAGCCCGGCTGCAAACACGATTCCGCCTGCGTCCTAATGGGCCCCCAAGGCTGCGGTAAGTCCACCTTCTGGCGCAACCTCGGCGGCCTCTGGTTTAGCGATGCCCTACGTGACATCGGCTCAAAGGATGACCTCATGGTCCTCCACCGTTCATGGCTCATGGAATGGGCCGAGCTCGATCACATCACAGGCCGCAAGCACGCCGGCCAGGTGAAAGCCTTCCTCACCCAACAGACCGACATGTTCCGCGCGCCATACCAGCGCACCACCAAAGCCTTCCCCCGTCGCTCGATCATTGTCGGCTCCACCAACCGCGACACCGGCTTCCTGGTCGACGACACCGGTAACCGCCGCTTCTGGGTCATACCCGTCACAGCCGCCCCACATATCCCCGTTGATGGCCTCCTGCTGGAGCGTGACGCCATCTGGAGCGCAGCGGTGGCCGCCTACCGCGCAGGCGAGCCCAACCACCTCTCACGCGAGCACAGCGCCCAAGTCGACCACGAGAACGAGTCATACCTGGTGGACAGCCCGTGGAAGGCCGCCATTCAGGAATGGGTCAACGCACCACGCAATGACGGCCGACCCCTCACCAGCGAGCTGCTGCTCACCGAAGCCATCAGCAAACCAGTCGAACGCCAAGGCCGCGCAGACCAGATGCAGGTGGCATCGATCATGCGAGAGCTCGGCTACGTCAAACAGCGCCAATGGGTCGATGGGCGCTCGAAATGGGTATTCCTTCCAACCTCAGCGGAGAGGTTGGCAGGCTGAGATCCATTGCGGCGCAGCGACTCCCCTAACCTTACTAACCTCCCAACCTTTCTAAAGGATTTAATAAAAAGGGGAGAGGGTAGAAAAAGGAGCTATAGGGGCAACGTTGACAAGGTCGGCAGGTTGACAGGTGCTGGCCACCATCCGCTCCGCCTACCCTTGGGGCATGGCCATCACCCTTGAGATCGATCAGCAGGGCCTTGTGCAAGCCTCGAGGTGGTCGCAGGCTGTTGCTAAGCAGATGCCCTTTGCCACGTCCGTCGCTCTTAACGACGTGGCCTTCAAGGCACGCACATCCCTCAATGGCGCAACCCGTCAATACTTCCAAGGGCCCGTTAAGTTCACGCAGACCGCCTTTCTGGTAGACAAGGCCAAAAAGTCCACACTCACCGCCTACGTCTTCGCCAACAACCAGCAAGGCCGCAACCGCGCCCGCTACCTGCGCTATGGCATCCAAGGCGGCCAACGTGTAGCCAAAGGGTTCGAGCGTTACTTCGCTGGTGCTGACAACGACGGCACTCTGCCGCCCGGCACCACCCTGGTACCCACCTCCCTGGTCAAGATCACAGACGCAGGGAACGTGAGCCTCGCCACCTTGCGCTCCATCAGCAAGGGGCTAAGCACCACTAACAAGCGAGGTGGCTTCTTCGTCGGCACACCACGAGGCGCTGGCAACCGGCCTCCTGGCATCTACCGCCGCTCACGCGAACAACTGTTCCCGTACTTCATCGCAGCATCAGCAGCGCCGCGCTACACCGGCCGCTTTCCTATTCAGGACATCGGAGAGAAGATCGTTGCCCGCAACTTCAATGACGTCTTCACCGCTGCGCTTGACAAAGCGATGGCAACCGCGCGATGACGCGCGCGGGTCCTTCCGCCGTCAAAC